CAATTATTCTGTTGGAGATCGCAGCCTCAAAATTAGATGCAATAACATACGATAACTCATTTCAAACATGCGCTCCAGAAGCCTGTCATTTATTTTCGAAAGACCATACAGAGCTAAGATTTCAAAAAGTAACTCTTGAAAAACTTCTCGGACCTTCTTTGTTTGCAGCCACCTTCTTTCCAAAACAATTTCCATACACAGAAACCACACTACACTAATCTAAAGTCAAATGGAGAATGAATGAGTAAAAAACTATACAAACTAACGGATGACGCAATCTTTATGATTAGAGAAGGTCTTCAACTATGTCTTCTGACAGGAACAAACTTTGTTGATATTGTTCGAGGAATGGCTTTTGAAGAGACGGAAAATGGAAATCTTACCATTTCCGCAGAATACGTATCTCAATGGAACGAGATGGTCGAAAGATTGAACGCTGAGGCTGAGAAGGCTCTTGCCGCTGCCCAAGAAGCAGAACTCGCTTCAACAGCCGAACAAGGCGAAGTGAATTGAAAAAGCCTTTTGAAGATCATCTCTACTTTATAGCAGCCCCGATCGAACCTGATGGAAGTCGGTGGGTTAAGATTGGGCGAGCAGCGAACTTGGCGAACCGACTTCAAAGTCTTCAGTGTGGGTGTCCTTATCTACTGGAAATATTGTATGTCAAAGTGGGAGCTGGTTCAGAGGAAGGTGTGTATCATACAAACTTCGCACACTCCCGCGGAGTAGGGGAATGGTTCCTTTTTTCAAAAGATGATATTGCCCTTTTGAGTAGCAAAGGATCTGCAACCAGTGGGCTCTTAGAGGAACACCAAGAGTGCGCGAGGGAACGTGATCGCAAACGTAAACGTTCCCGCAAACGCCTTGAAAATCCCGAATACCGAGAACGACAACGTCAGTATATGCGGGAATATCGAACAAAGAAGAAGAACGTCGTCTGAGCTATAAAGTTCCCGATCGAATCGGGAACTTTTTTTTCATTTGAATGGTTCGTTATCGTAGTCGATTTCGTCCGGTTCTTTTTTCTTCATGTCTTTAGCAGCTCCCAAAAGTCCATACCCAACCAAATCTCGATAAGGACTTTCTCCAAAGGCATCCTTCTTTGTCGCAATCCTTTTGAGTTTGTCAAATATTCTGACAATGCAAAGCATGTCAGAATAACTTTCTATTGGTATTCCATTTGGAAATAGAAGTTTTAGAAACTCTTCTGCTTGCTCAAAAGAGTTTCCATAAGCCTTGTTTTTTTCATTTACAAGAGCCCCAATTTCATTTGCAAGTGCCTGATAATCAAATCTGTTTTCGCTCATGTCTCATCATAGCACATTCTGAATATACTTAAAGTCATGCTCAATATTTCAAAAGAAAAACTCGTGGTCTTGATAAAAGATTTCAAACAGAAATATCCAGAAGAGTTTGAAACTCTAAAGTACATTGTTGATAAATGGAAAAATGACGTTGTTTTTCGTGGTGTTCAACATGGAAAGAGTTGCATCTTCTTTCTTACCTCTCCAAAAAGAAAAGAAAAGATTGTGTTTTGGGCAACAGATGCTTCAGGACAAATCCAACTAGGTAATGGAGCCAAAAAAACAAAAGAGGAGCTTACGAAGCTCCTCAATCCTAAACCAATGGAAGATGAGTTTTTCAGTCAAGATCAATAGAAAGAAGTTTGGCAAGACCACTTTCCTTTTGAACATAGTGTCTAAACTCTTTCACTTTCACACCTTCTTCGACTCTAATCTTTGGACGAATTGAAATCAACTTTCCAAAGTCTTGTCCATCTACTTTCAAATTGACGAAAAGATAAGGAACAGAGTTTTCATAGGATGCAGGTGGTTGATATTGGATTTCAACATCCATTTCAACTTGTTCATCATTTGCCAATGAAACAAACTTTCCAAAGTCAAGTGCCTTGAAATTACCTGCATCAAGATGAACAAGAATGACTCCTTCTTCTTCAAGCATGGCTTCGTATTTGATTGCTTTTGCAAGACCAATGATGAAATCCGAAATTTCGTTTACTCCACTATCAAACTTTTTACTTACTTGTTTGAAGCAGTCGTAGTAAACTTCATCAATTGCTTGACTGATTGCAACATAGTTTGCAGAGCTTAGAGCCTGTTCATATTGCTTTTGAAGGTTCTTGTTGATTTCTACTCCAAAAAGAGCACGAAAAAGGTCAACAATACCACGTGAGGCTCCAGGCTTTGAAGCTGCCCAACCTTTTCCAATCTGTCCAACTTGTTTTGTTCCTCCTGCTTTCAGAGAAAGAGCGCCAAGAGGAACGACCTTTCCATCAACAGCAATTTTGAGGTCAACCTTTGTTCCCTTCTGGTCTTCTAGTCCAACTGAGGAAATCTCGATTTTGTTTGCCTTCGCACTCATTTCAACATTCTTTACAAGACGAATGAAGGAAGGTGAAGAAGCAAATGCTGCTGCTGCCCTCACAATTCCATCAATGCTTTGAAAGAAAACGGGATCAATGAAACCTGCATAATTGTTTTCAGACAGCCCCACAGTAAGTGTAATGGAGTTCGGTTGACCAGGCTTCACTGACGGTGGTTTTGAAAAGGTTTTTGATTTCAAAACCGTTGATCCACTGGACTTGTTTGTTGTTTTGTTCAACTGCTCGATGACTGTCCAAATTTCTTTTTGTGTGATTGGTTTCTCAGAACCATAAAGAAATCTAGCTGTACAAGCCGCACCAAGAATACCTTCACTAACATCACCGGCGTTTGCTTTTGTTGCAGTTTCAAAAAGTAGTTTTTTTATTTTCATTGATCAACCTTGTAGTTTGTGATGAACAATTCTTTTCGCTTTTTACCTGAACTGTTCATATTGTAAACAACATCAACTTCTTGAATGAATGCCCAACCCTCATAAAGGTTTCTGATGTGTTCATTGTTGTTGTATGTAATTAACCATTGGTGTTGACTATTCTTGCAGTCAATGGCTAATTTTTCGTGATCAAATCCTTTGTGCCCATCACCATTCTTCCCATACAGATTGGATGATTTGATATCATATGGAGGATCAAGAAAGATCCATGTTTTGTTCTCTGTCGGTTGAAATAGAAGTTCTTCATAGGAAGCTTCTTTGATTTGGATTTGTTTCTTCACATTTTTTAGACTTCCACATTTTTCTATGTGAGGCTTCTTGAAGCGTCCATCATAAGAGGCTTTTGAAAAACCTCCAGACATTGTCAAACCGGAAAATGATGTTCTGTTCAAAATGAAGAAAGCAGCAGCTTGCTCAATGTTTGAATGAGAGTTCTTGTTCGCTAGGAGGCTTTTGGAAAATGAAAAGAGTTTGGATGGTTCGTTGGTCATCTTCATTTTTTCAATGACCTGCACGAGCTCCTGCGGGCTTTGAAGCATTGTCTGATAGAAGTTGATCAACTCCGGAAAGGTATCGCTTGCCTTGAAGATTTCAATCTCTTTGTCATCAAGTAAATGAAAGAAAAGAGAACCTCCTCCAAGAAAAGGTTCTCTGTATTCTGTGATATCTTTTGGTTTGAACTTGAGGATTTCTTTTATCAGTCTTGACTTTCCGCCAGGATAGCGAAGTGGACTTTTCATTCTTTTTTATCCTCTACCAATAGAAGATATTGTTCATTGGAGACATTTATGAGTCCGGTATCCCACATTTTTGCAATTGCTGTACGAGAAAGAGATGGTGAAAATCCTATCTCTTCCATCAGCAGACGGACCTCCTTTGCTCTTACAGGTCCACATGTACGAATGATGTTCGTGATCTTTTCTATGGCAAGAGGTAGATTCGTTTTCTCAACACTCTTATTTCGTAGAGCAAAAAGCTTTTTGCGGAGGTCTTCATCTGTTGGATTTGTCATACATCCCTACTATAGCGAGAACGCATTTTACTTTCAAGGAAAAAATGAAAAGTTGGTTCACATTTCATGTATTTGATTGCTGAGTTTACGCATTCAAGTTCATTTGGAATGTTATTTGAAAACTGTTCCGTAAATGTTTCATCAGCTTCCTTTTTCTTTTTCATCGGTCCTCATTTCTAAATGAGTAGATTGGATCATTTCCAATATTTTCTGCTGTGAAATTTGCTTCAAGATACTTTCTGTATTGTTTCCATCCCATGAAGTTTCCATAAGCTTTTTCTGGATTCAAAAATACAGCTTGATGTTCTGCTGGAGACATGTGGGGAGGTTGAGCAACAACAAGCATGTCATGAAGTTTTCTATCTTTTTCAATGTCTGTTGCGGTTCCATCATGATTCATGTAAGAAACTCTTGCACACCTTGCAGTTGAAATCTTCAAAAGATCGGTCAAAGAATGCTGATCTCTTTCTTCCTGAGTTACATAAGGAAGGTGCCACCAATGCTCATCACAAGATTTTGTGACACTCATCTTGTTGTATTCGTTTCTCATCATATCAGCCAGTTCTTTGATTTCTGGCTGAGCATCTTTGTGACACCGAAGCTCAAAGAAGTTTTCAAACTCTGTTGCTGTCAGAACAACATGAATGTAATGCCAAGGTTCAAGCATTCGATTTGCAATTTGTTTATGAACACCAAGATCGATCATTTTCTTTGTTTGTTCAACAACAAGGTCACGTGTCTCAAGCCAAACTTGGATTGCCTTCTGCTTTGTCTCTTCATCAAGTTCTTCATTTGCTTGCATACCTGATTGATTCTTTCCCCAATACACAGGCATGGCTGGATCTATTTTTACCATTTCAAGAAGCTTTGCTGTTGGAATGGCACGGGAAGATGATGCATTCCGACTGAAAACTCTGTGGGTCATCAATTCAGAGTGAATAAAACGTGGATACCTCAACTGAAAAGTCGTGAGTCTTCTTCCATATCCAACGGTATCTTCGATTATCTTTACTTCACACGTCATTTTGATTTATCTTTCTAATCTGTTCTATTTCATCTTCCAGAATAAGGAACTCTCTCATTCCATATCTTCTTCCAACTGAGACTGAAACAACCCAAATCTTTTCTTGTTGTCTCCAATGACAATTGGTAATATTACCAATGAAAACTCTTTCATTGATAAGTTCTTGATCAAATCTTGAAGTTCCTCCGGGATAACATCTTTTGAAATAGTCTTTGTCTCTCAATGATACCTTTACAAGGTCACCTCTTTCAAGTTGAGAGAGTATTTCTTTTTTTGATTTTGATGGTTTTTTTGATATTTTTGACTTGAACCACTCCAACATATCAACGTCCTGTTATGGATAGAGTGATATGATTGAAGTCCATTCTCCAAAGTCAAAGAAAAAAATATCTTCCGGTTTTACATCTTGAGAAAGAAAGGCTCTTCCTCTTTTTTCGGTCACTTGAGCATTGTCCAAGTAGTAGATGAATAATCCAAGTTTTGGGTTTGGAATCCTTTTCTTCATGGCAAACTGATTTAGAACCTGTGTTCCTTTTGGAATGCCAGTTATCAACACTTCATCTGGTGTCTTTTTTGAAATGACATAGTATGTCAGTGGCTCTTTCTCATAAGACCACTTTTTCTTTTTTTCTTCATCAATGAAAAGAGGTAATGTCATTTGTTTATTTTGTATTCTGCCCACATTTTCTGCTTAGCTTTTTTTCTTGCCTTTGAACCAATTGGAGCATTGGCAGAACCAGCAATTTGTCCCGATGAAACAAGAGATGCGCCACCAGCAGAAATTGCATTCATTTCATGAATGAGAGCCTCTCTGACTTTTGGCTTTACTTCATTCCAATTGCCGCCCTTGAAGTGGTACCATTTCTTTGCCCACTTATAACCTTTACTTGTCGGAACTCCACCAAACTTTACCATCGCGAGCTGTTTTGCTTTATCCCACAGACTTTCGTTTGAAGGAAGTTCTCTTTCATCAAGGTCGGAAATGAAAGCCTCCTGAAGGTCTTGAGCCGAAACAGTAAATGAAGCAATCTGCTTTGCGGAGTTTTGAAGAAGGGCTTTCAAACCAAAGTGAAGAGGTGACGGAAGTTCATCCATGGAAAACCATCCAGCTTCATCATTTTCCCAATCAAGTCGAGGCTCAAACTCTTTTGGAACGATCCCAATGAAGTTGAAGTATCTAAACTTAGCAGCTTTGAAAACATATGAAGCATGAATTTCGATTGGACCACGATATCCAACTTCTTCATGTGCTTCTCTTTTTGCGGCACTAACTTCGCTTTCATCTTCGTCATCAATGGCTCCGCCAGGTATTCCCCAAGTGCCTGGTTCGTTTACTTCATTTGAACGCAAAACCAACAGAAGTCTCCCTGTATCTTTTGCAATTAGAAGAATGCCTGCTCCACGGTTTCCCCAAAAGCGTTCGTCATCACCTTTTGAGACATGCATTGAGCCACGTTCTTTTGGAACCATATCTTCTTGTTCAAAGAGAATTTTCTTTAGTTTTGTCATGAGAATAAGTATGAAAAAGGGAGCGGTTGCTCCCAAATCAATCAAGTATCTTGACTATTTCTATGCATTCTTCTATTATTTCGGCTGTTGATCCTATTGGAAAGCCATCAATTTCAATTTGAAAAAAACGTCCTTCTGTGAATCCTACAACCTTGCCTTGCATTGTTGTCTTTGGATTTGTTTGTTCGTATTGACAGTGACGAACTTTATCGTTATGGACAACTGGGAACACATACCAGGATCTATTGATCCGAAAAACAATGTTTTTACCAAGAATATCAATCATAGAGTTTCTCGACTTTTCAAATAAAAAGGAACGTTCCAAGGATATTCTTCTGGTTCAAGAACTCAAACTGTTCTTCATTTAGAAAGAAAACCTCTCCAACAAGATGTTTGAAATATATTTGATTGGCTGCAAGAATGTTTCTCATGTCTTTGTTTTTGATATAAATCAACTTTGTTTTGACACCGTCTTCTCTAAGAGCAAAGAAAATCCACGCTGCACTTTTCGGCAAAAAATTCATTAGACCTCAATCAAATCTTCCAATATCTCACTACTTCTTTCTTCAAACTCTCCTCTAGAAAGTTTACATTGGAGTTTCAATGATCCATCCATTTCGATAAAACCTTTATCAATTGCATACTTGATCAGGTTTCGAAAATCAACTCTATGTCCACGAACTGGAGAATTCCAACCAGAAAGAAAAGTTCTTTCTAAATTTGTATATGTTGTTGGAGTTTGTTCTAAATACGATAAAACCTTTGCAAGGATTTTACTTCTATCAACTTCATTGTAAGGAAAAACTGGTCTAACATTTGTGGCGGAAAATGTATGAACTTCATTCGACCGACGCATATCATATTCATCATCTTTTTTTCTTCTTTCTTGCCAAGAAAGTCTCGTGGCTTCATCAGGGACTTCTCCCTCATTTACATCAAGAAATCCTTGTTCTTCCAAAAAGTCCGAAACTTTGAACACTAACTTTTTATCAGTCATTTCTTTACCTTATTCAAAGAAAATTTCACCATAATCATCTAGATTATGGATCCGATCAGCCAATTCATTGAATTCAAAAAACCAAAGAATTCCACATATTGGATGAACCAAGGTGTTGTGCATCAACCAACGAATACGTGCCTTCATTTCTGTTTTCATTTGACCTCATCTGGTTGAAACTCGCCATCAACAAGTTGCCCTGCTTCTAATTTTCCGCCATACTTTCTATACAACTTTCCATCATTTGAAAAATAGCGAGGAATTGCAGCATCTTCTTCAAAAAGATCCCCTGGTCCTAACATAGTTTTAGGTGTAAGTTCTCTTTCATGAAGAATTTCGCCGTCGCTTATGAAAGCGAATTTGAAACCGAGGGTACGACCAGCAATTGGATAAGAATGAATTTTTATATCCAATTTAGAAGAAGGGCAAATTCCTTCCTTTTCGACAATTGAACGAAGTGTTTCAAACGTCAAACCATAATATGCTTTTAGGTCTGCTCTCATCTCTGGAGTTGTGTATTCAACCCACCATTCATCAAATGTCATTTTGACCTCCCTGTCAAAAATGGAGCTGTGTCAAAATGTTCAACGATGGTTTGATCAAGATTTCCAAAGTATCCGTAATCTCTTTCACGAGCCTTTTTGGCACACTCATCGATCGCTATTTGATCAGACGCATGAAAAACACCATGAATTTCAACATATCCACTCGTTCGTCCAAATGTTCCCCCGTCTGTAAACAAGTTTATAACAGCAACAAACGGACCCTCAGTATCATATGCTGCATCATTTTCGATAGTTTCATAATCTGAGTATGAAATGTGAGATATGTCCGGATAGAAACTGTCCGTTCGATAGAGCCTAAAGTTCGAGACTTCGATTTCTCTATGACGGAATCCACTGTAAGGACCATCATTGAATGGTTGATCTTGAGAACCAACCCACTCACGTTGGTCATAAGCAATTAGAAACATTTTTATTTTAGACATACTTCATCCTCCCCATGGAAGCCAAATAGCTTTATGTAGAGGATTTTTCACGCAAACTGCTTTGTAGCTTGATGTACCTGTATCCATATTTGCAGCACACCAAGGACACGGACTCAACCCAGGAACAGAGACAATGAATCCTTCATTGAAATCTTTTTCACTAGTTTTTCCAATAATTGGTTTTCCAAAAGAAAACTCGATATTGTAATAATCGAGAACATTATCACGAGTAGGATTGATTTCATGTGGTTGAAGTAAAGGGTCGATTGTGGTTGTTCTCAAGAGTTTCCAGTTCTCTCCATCAAACTCCCAACTCTTAAGTTCCCACCGTTCTATACTACCCTTGTTTTTCTCAACCCCATATTGATATGCGTCAAAAAAAGATTCTTCTTTGAAGAGAATGACGGCTCCATACTGGTTTTTCCAGGCACCAGTATAAAGATGGGTTTTTAGAACGTATGTACTCATCTTTTTCTTTCATTCCACTCATGCCAATCTAACGAACCATCCCAGACATTAGGGTCTTCTTCCTCGCTTGTATCTGGGAGACTTTCCCCAGGTGAAAAAAGGTCATGGAAAAGTGAAGTGAATTCTTCTTTGTCGATTTTGACTTTGGGAAGTGTCCAACCACCATTGAAAGTGAATTGAAGATTTCCTTGCTCATCTTTATTACAAACGAGCTTTTGTTTATCTTCCGTTTCTCCAATGATCCATTTATTTTTTCCCATACCACTCCTCTTGCCTTTCTTTCCATTCTTTTTTTATTTCAGGAGTAACAACTTTACAATCATGATTTTTTTCCATTTCTTCCAAAATGGCTTTCATCGCTATATCAACTTCTTCATTTGTGGGAGTGCGATTAGGGTCCCTAAATTCTATTCGAAATGTTAGAACCTTGTAGCCCGGAGGCGGATACACTTTTTCTTTTGACATTTATTGTTTACTTTCCTGTTTCATCATCCACACTTACTGTTTCCACAAGCCTTACAGGTCACACAACCTTCTTGATAAATCAAATCAGTTGATGAACAAACGGAACACTTCTTTTCGGAAGCTTTTGTTCCATCTGCAATGAAAGACTTCAATACTCTTGAAACAGCTCTTGAGAACGAGAAAAGATCATCGTCTTTCTCAGAACCCTTGAGAAGCTGCTCCACAACATATTGTACAGGAGTTCCGTGGCGCATTGCAAGTGATAGGGTTCTTGTAAATGCAGCTTCCGTTGCATTTTCAAAAACTTTGTTGATATCACGAATTATGGTTTCTTCTTCTGGACCTTTTTCAAAGTCATAATGAAAATCATATCTTGCAACAGGATTTGAAGGTCCGTTGTGTTTTACAATCTTTCCTTCTTTTACTCTTTTTGGAATAGAAATTAGTTTTGAAAGACCACCCATAATCTCATATGGCTTATCATCCAAAACTCCAACAAAGAATGTCCATTTTTCACCCTTTACTGTAGTGTGCATAACCTTACAAGAAAGCTCTGCTGGACGTTTTGGTGCATGATGCTCATCAAATGATGAAGTTTTCTTTTCATCTGATTTTGTTTCTGTGACAAGAACACCAGACCTAGAACCATCACGATAAATCGTGAAACCCTTACATCCAGTCGCCCATGCACGCTCGTAGACCTGTTTTACCAAATCCACAGAGACGTCTGAGGGCAGGTTGCATGTTTTGCTGATGGCGTGACAGACCCATTTTTGTGCGGCTGCCTGGAGGTCAACTGAGGCTTCCCAATCGACGTCATTTGCTCTAGCCTTCCAATATGGGCTATCTTCAACGTTTTCCCATCCCGTTACTTCCATCCACTTTTTGAATTGGTGATGGTAAACCTTGTATTCTTGCCATTTATCTCCAAGAGCATCAACAAAATCAACTCTTGAAACGGCATCTTCCGGATTGATCTTTCTTCGACGTGTATAGACAACTTCGAAAGCTGGTTCGATACCAGAAGTTGTTTGTGTCAAAACAGAAACGGAACCTGCTGGTGCTGTTGTCGTAAGAGCAATATTTCTTCTGCCAAATTTAGCCCACTTTACCAGTATGTCTTTTGGCATCATTTCATCATAGAAAACTTGTTTCAAGAATTCATGGTTTTTTTCAAGTTCATAGTCAAATGCTTCGAAGGCTCCGCGCTCTTCTGCCATTTCAACCGTTGAAGTATAAGCACCAAGAGCAAGTGTTTTGTAGAACACTTCGACCCAATCAACTGACTCCTCAGAACCGTATCTGACATTGAGTGCAGCTAGCGCATCACCAATTGCTGTCACTCCAAGTCCTGTTCGGCGTCCTCGAACACAAGCTTGACGAATTTTGCTCCAAAGGTCAATTTCAATCTTCTTTACATCCTCTGGCTCAGGATCATTCTTGATCTTCTCAAGAATTTGATCGATTGCTTCAATCTCCAAATCAACCATGTCATCCATTAGTCTTTGTGCTTTTTTGGCGACCTCAAGAAAGAGTTCACGGTTGAAGTGCGCATTGTCTTCAAATGGATTTTCAATAAAGGAAAGAACGTTCAAAAGCAAAAGACGGCAGCTATCATATGGCGACAAAACGATCTCGCCGCAATTTTTAACACAAATGCCGGAAGAAGTTATGAATTTTTCGTCTTCATTTGAAGTAATGACATGATAGTTGTGGTTATCATCAACAGTGATGTTGAAAACATCTTCAAAACCGGCGTGCTCAATCGAAACCACTTTGTGGTTCGTTGCGACCTGGTTAACGAAGTTGGTGAAACTACCAAATCGGAATTCATTTGCAAGCATTTGTGGCAACTTGTTTTTCTTTGCGTGTTCAGCCCACATCCCATAGGTCAATTTTCCATTTTCATCGAACAGTTTTCGACCTTCTAGCAAAAGCTCCTCGTTTGTAACGCCAGAGTATCGTGGATTTGATTTTCCGGGTTTAGATGCAAAGTTGAACTTCCATTCATGACTCATTGAATGGTATGGGTTGCGCTCCCCTTTCATTCTCTCGGAATGAAGTCGACGATGTTCTTCATGAAGCATAACTTCAAGATTTTCGATACCATCATCTAAAGAGTTGAAATTCTTGTGATGAATAGCGTGTGTTTTTGGATTACAGTCCAATCCATGGAACTCGGCAATCAAACGATATTGACGACGATTACGGTGTGCTCCACCAACCATTTTTTCACCCGTGTTTGATACTTGGCGATATCCGTTGGAATTGAAGCTGTAGAATGGGTAAATCGAGTCACCAGGCTTCAAATGTTGAAGCTCTACGTATTTCAGATTTGAAAGTAAGATTTTGTGGTCGGGGGTGGCTTTAAGAGATGAGCCGTCGTCCAAAACCAGTTTCCAAATTTCCTTTTTCTCTCCAGTCTTCCTTGGATTTCTTCCCATCTTAATTTCCGTTTTTCCGGAAACAAGATTAGTAGAATAAACAGGAACATCCATTCCAGCTTCCACAAGTTCTCGAATTGAAACTGCATTGCGCCCATCTGCAACCGCAATCAATGTATCCCCTACAATGCAGGGGTTTGTTGATGTTGTCTGAAACTCTGCATAAGCATCTGCTGGTGAACGCTTTTTGATTGTGTCCCAAAAAAGAACGCCTGGCTCTGCTGATGCATGAGCACCTTCGATAAGTTGATTCCAAATGTCAGTAGCTTTGATTTTCTGTCGGACCAAATATTTGGAATCGTCAAGCCCTGCTTCAACAGGAAAACGAACTTCATATTCTTCGTTTGCCTTTACAGCATTCATAAACTCATCAGAAACACGAACAGAGATATTTGCTCCAGTAACTTTATCTAAACTTCTTTTGATGTTGATGAAAGTTTCAATCTCAGGATGATGTACTGAAATTGAAAGCATCAAAGCACCACGTCTTCCTCCTTGAGCAACTTCTCGACAAGTATTTGAGAAACGTTCCATGAAAACGCCAATGCCGTCTGTTGTCTTAGCAGCATTGTTTGTGTGAATTCCCTTTGGGCGGATGGTGGAAATATCAAATCCCACACCACCACGTCGTTTCATCAGCTGAGCTTCCTCTTGGTCGGTTTTGAGGATGCCTCCGTAGCTATCATATGGACTTTCAATAACGAAACAATTTTTGGCAATCAAACCTTCTACAGAGTATGAATGGTCTTCCTCTACACCAAACGTATAGACAAATGTCGGCTTGTCAGAGACTTCTTGCTTAGAGAGTATTTGGACAAATTTGGTGCCATCAATGTTGATAACATGATTTGTTTTGTTTGACAGTAAAGCAGAAAGTCGATCGTCTTCATATGACTTTAGGCTTCTATTTCTGAATTCGTCGTTACGACCGAAATCAAGACGCGAAATTTTTCCTGTTGAAGAAATTCCGACGAGGAAGTTGTGAGCTCGTGCCAAATGATAAACGCTTTCAACGAAATCTGGGTTTGACATCACCACACGAATGTCACCTTGTTTCGTGATGGTGCCATCACTGTCAACAAGTCCATGCAACAGCGATGCGACAAGGAACTTGTCCCAAGAATGAATGAATTCGGGAAGGCATTTTCCATCAAATCTTCTTCCGAAGAAATGTTCAAAGGCATACCCCAAAGCGCCATTGTGAATTGCGATTTGGGTTGTGTTATCCTTGTTTTCATTCTTATCAAAAGAAATTTCGTTTCTGGTCAGGTAGTCTAAAACGAAATTAATGAGAGTAGTTTCGTGTGAACCGAAAGTAAATGTCAGTCCACGAACCTTTGAACAAACCCTGCTCTTCTTGTTTCTTTGGTTCCGTGTCTTTTTGGTATTTTCTCCAAACACACAACCATCACCATACCAAAGACCAAGAAAATATGCAAAATCTTCATCAATTCGAAGTGTCTTTGGGGTTGTGTTTGTGTGAGGACGTCGCTTTCCATCCTTAGTCACTGTGACAAGTTGAAAGCGACCGTTTTCTTTTTCTGTTGTTTCATAGACACAATCTCCATATTCAAAGCCGTTCTCGAAAACAGAAAACAAATCCAAGCTTCCACGCTCACCGATTTCTTCAAGGTTTTTTGGAACCTGGATGTAGTCACCTTGGCGCAAATACTGAATTGGGTTGAATTGTGGAGCCTTGCCCCAAGCAAGTTGTTCTTTGGAAATCGACATGAATTCGTGATTTCCAGTAACTTTGATTTCTGGCGTTCTGTAAGCTTTGAATGAAAACAGTTGTCTTCCATCAAGCTTATTTTTGTGCAACTGTACAACCTTTCGATATCTTCCCTTGTGAGTCAGGACCTCATCACCCAAATCAACATCTTCAATTTTCTTGACGCCTTTTTTGGTGTGGATCTTAGTTCCCTCAACAAAACAGTTTGAAAGGCTCATTACCTGATATGGATTTCCAATACCTGCCATCGGTGAGCCTTGCGGAACAACATACTTGAAGTCTTTGAACAAACCAAAGATTTCCTCTTC